TTCTTTTTCTTGCCTCCCGCAGCGACGCCAAAGGTAGCTAAAGTTCCTGTGAAGACCGAAGCTATGAAAGTTGGGTCAATTCTTTCTCCCCTCTCGTAGCCTGGTATTTTAACGTAATTCAAAGTTAAAATTCCTGCGGACCACACGAGGACTATCACTCTTATGAGTGTTGCTAGGTATTGAAGTTGCTCTTCTTTATCTTCAGCTACTTCTTTAAGTTTACCTATAGGTCCTTTAGGTTTCTCTTTTGTTGATGATGTCATTCTGCGTCACTCTGAGTTTTCTTTTTACCAATGTTATATTTTGATTCTAAAGTCCACTCCCCTTTGTCTTTAAAAGATAAAACTTTTATTTGATTTAAAGGTGCAAGGTCTTCAGTATCTTCACCAGAAATTTCTACGAGTCCCCAGTCTGATAATAGTTTAGTAATTCTATTACGACGTTGTACATCGTTTGATGTAATGTTAGTTGGTTTGCCATCGAGAGCAAACAACTCTTTGAAGTGGACTATGTAGTATTTTCCACGTTTATGTAGGATATGACAAGACTGATAGAGTTTACGCTCTTTCCTAGATGCGACACCAACTCTCGTTAATGTCTCACGTACTTTCAAAAAGTCATCAGGCTCTTTGAGAGTAACTTCTAGCATCATATCTTGAGACCATTTAATCTCTTCACTCACTTTGTTCCTCCACGATTTAATTTCGTTTTTAGAATCTTAATTTGCTCCTGAGTTAGTATCCTCAATGCTGCTCGAGCATTCTCAGTGTTATAACCATAGTATTTCTTAACTAAATCTAGGTCACTGTCTTTAGTCTTTTTATCCCAAGGAGAAAATCTTTTCGATTTCCTAACACTATGTATAAAAAAGGAGTATTGCATATCATTCCTCAGTTGAGGACTAATATTCATCTCATTTGCATGCAATACGGTGTCAATATGTTGGGCCATGCACTTATTTACGACGAAAGCAGGATACTTTTTCATTGCTCTCTCATCGAAAGTCATGTCGACTGTCTTCAGATTTATACTATTCAGATAATCCTTTAAAGGATACTCGTAATCAGGCATTTATGAGTGCTTCTAGGGGTGATGCAGGGTTTATATCGTAGTTAGCAACTAACAACTCTTTCTTTAGATGATTGTTTGCTCTATGTTTCATACCATAAGTAATTTGAAACTCTTCTTGGTAGAAATCTTTATACTTTTGCTTAAGATAATCATCATTGTTATAAGTTACCATCCAATCAAACGGACAGAGAGCACAGTCATCAACAAATTTATCATGGTCGAATGACTTATGTAGTTTTGCGTCCGTGCCATACAAATAACTACTAATCATGTATGGTGGGTCTAAAAATATAAAACAATTTCTCGGTGTTGACATCTCATCCATCATCACCTCAGTATAATCTAGGTTAGTAATCTTCCAATGCTGTATAATCTTAGATATTTCCTTTAAATATCCTGCACCACGAGTAGTAAAGTTTTGTCTGGATGCAGTAGCAGAGAAGGAAGAGTTTTCTGTCAGTCCACTATAACTACACTTGTTTAACACCCAAAATAATACTGCTTTACGGAAAGAATCAGCAGTTTTTATCTCGTCTTTAGCACCTTTAAATAATTCTTTTGCTTTGTCTTCAGTGCTATGGTTTACTTTTATATCAATAAGAGTATCAGATAATTCTGCACCATTCTTTTGTAGATTTACCCAGAAATTATAGAGATATTCATACTTATCATTGACCCATACAGGGAGGTCAGGATATAACTGTGAGACGTGTAATGCAACTGACCCACCACCTACAAATGGCTCTCTAAATTCACGAATATTCTTAGGAAACTTAGCAATCAATCGTTTAGCAACCCTAGATTTACCACCTGGGTAACGCAATGGTGTCTTTAAATACTTCATAGTTTAACATTTAGTTGTGGCATATCCCACGCAGCGTGGACATTAGTCTTACCTGTAGGGAATGCATTGAAAGAAATAGTCCATCTATCATAGTCATCCATCTGTCTACCAGAGTAGTGTCTTAACCATGATGGGAAGAGTATCAGTTTGCCTGCCTCAGCATCAACCTTTTCGTTAATGCCCCAATCAGACTCCATCTTATCATGATACCACACATCTAACGTATCGTAAACCCTAGGTGTGCATGGATCATCAAAGAAGGTAGGAGCACCATCAGTAAGATAGTAAACTGCACTCAAATATGACATAGGATGTCGGTGTAATGGGTGTCCATACCCACTTCCTGCAGGAGCATTGTTAGCCCAACCAAGAGTTATTGATAACTTTTCACAGTATAACTTATAATGATACCTATACTCCTCTAAACACTCCTCAAAGAATCCAAACAACTCATCTACATATTCATTCTTACATGTATGAAGGTCTGGTCTAGTAGTGATTACACCCTCAGGAATATTAGACTGCATAGAAGGATAGTCTTTAAGAAACTCAATCAATTTATCAGTATTTTGACTGGTATCTTTATGGTATTCCCTTATTACTACTGGAAATAAATGTACTTCTTTACCTTGCATAATCAGATAACTTTAATGGACCTAGTTGAGACCAACCGCTAGTCACATTTACAGTAACCATAGGTTGCTCCCACCCACCTGAGTTTAAATTACCCTGCGGGAATGTATTGAAGGCAATAGAATACCTATCTGCATCTCCATGATTTTCTACACTAGCATGTATCATATATGAAGGAAATATAAAGCAGCCACCCACCCCACCGTGAAGGAATTGACGACAGTCTTTTGCAGGTCCTCCATCTAAATGAAACTGTTGCCACTCTCTTTTATCAATAGGGTCTAAAAACACTGTTGGAGGACCCTCTGTGAGGTAGAATATACCGCTTAAATAGGACATTGGATGCCTATGTGGGTCGTGATGGTGACCTGTATTTGCATCACTTCTGTTAACCCAAGACTTGTTTACAACTATACGGTCTGCCTGCCACCCATTATCTACATGTAAAGTGTCAATACACTTTTGAAACCAGTCATGTAGACCTTTAAACTCAGGATTAGTATGTATATCATTGCTAGTACCTACACCCTCAGGTTCATTGTATCTACGGTAGTCTAGTTTCTTTACTTTTGCTAGTGTATCTTCCACCAGGGCATCAGATGCTTGAAAATTAAAACATCTAACAGGAAATAAAGGTATGTTTTCGTATTTCTGTCTCATCATCCACCCGCCATGTCATCATACTCAATGTCTTCTGCATCTTTTATAGCACGTATTGATTGGTCAAGAGATAATTCCATATCCATTAACCCTTCTACCTCAGAAGGAGTTTGTGAAAACTCAGGAGCAAATTGTCTCCTCTCTTCCTCATCCCATGCCTCTTTTATCTCCTTTATCTGAGCATCTACACTCTTCATTTCATTTTTAATCTTTGCATTCAACCAAATCTTTTTTAAATACTCTATCAATCCAAATAAGAGGTGTTGTACAAAAGGATTCTTGAATTTTTTCTTGACATATCTCCTTGCCTTTCTATGCCATGGGTCTACACCCTTACCAAATGATTTTTCAAATTCTATTTTCATTTTAAAGTAAGTGTATTGGGATAACTATTTTCACAACTCATTCTTCCTTGAATAAAAGTATTAAAAGAAATTATTTTTCTAGATTCATTCTCGGATTCATTGTGAGACACAAAGTGAAAAAGATAAGATGGAAATAATATTATATCTCCAGTCTCAACAGGAATATAAGTCCTAAACTCGTTATATTTAGTCGGTATAAAATCATATACAAACTCATGGTTTTTAAATACTCCACGATTTTCAATGTGGACTAAATGAATTCCTTCATTACCAGAAGGTATCTTAGGAACGTTAAGATATACCACACCACTCAACATACTATTAGGATGGTTGTGACTTGGGTGATTATCACCAGGTACAGTCTCTTTATACCAAGACTCTGTTAGTTTAAAAGATAAACTAGACTTAAATCCACAAACATCTTTCTCATATTTTTTTACATGAGAAAAAATTACATCTCTCATAGACTTAAACTCTGGTCTATGTAGAAGATACATTTCCTCACTAAGAAGATTAGGATGTATAACCATATTATCCAACACTTCTTGTTGTTGTGTTGTCAATCCACACCCAAGTTTATCTTTATAGATAGGAGTTGGCATTATATCAATGTAAGACATTACACCACCTGTATATTTAAGATGTCTGAGTTAATAGAGCCTATAGGCATAGAATTAAAACCGACAGTATACCTCAAGGCATCTGCAGGTTCGGTCATGTGCACAATCCAACTAGGAAATATTACTAACTTACCTGGGGCTGCCTGTATTGTTTCCATTATAGGTGCATTCTGCTCTATACCTGACAAAGTTATCTTTGGTTTTCTAAAAATTTCCATCTGTCCAAAGTTTCTCTCTTTTATAGGGTCAAAAAATACTAATGGTGACCCATCATTTAAGAATAGATTACCACTTAGATATGAATTTGCATGTCTGTGTATTTGTTGTGCCACTCCTTCTTCATATTTGTTAGCCCACATAGATGTGATTTTAAGACCATCACAATCATAGTTAAAATGATTATAAATCTCGTCTAAGCATGACTGAATAAAATTTGCGACTGGTTTCCATGCTTCTTCATGCTGTAAACGTAAACATGTATTTTGCATCCAAGTATCAGGTCGTCTTATTAGATTAGATGAGTTAATAATATCAATATACTCAGTACAATCATCATTGAATTTGAATTCGTAAATTTCTACTGGGTATAGTTTATGAGTCTTCATGCTTTTTTTAGTAAACGATAGACACTATCTCTATGGATATTCATTTCTCTTGCTATTGTAGTTGCACCTTTTCCTTCTGCTTTTAATTTCTTTATTTGGTCTACATCTATTCTTGGTTGACCACCTCTATATCTACCTTGTCGCATTGCTTTTTCAACCCCTTCTTTTTGAAGAGTCTTGATATTATTCCAATGACTTGGTCTTATTTGATGTATCATTGCATGATGCTCACTACATAAAGTAAGAATATTATGTTGATGGTCATCACCACCTCTAGATTTAGGTGTTATATGATGGAATTGTAAATTTTTATTAGTGCCACATATAACACAAAATCTTAGTCTCATTTGAATTCACACCTCATCATTACCTCCGTAAGGAATGCAACCATGTTAATCTCTTGGTCAACTACAAATGCACTCTTGTATTGATACTCAGCGATAATTAACACTGCTTCGGGTATAGATGCACCCTCTAATACACTGTATAGATTATCGTATACTTTTCTCATGATGTCAATAGGGTCATTGTCCATGTTTTGTGTGACCCACTTCTTCATGTTGGTAAACTCTTTCTTCTTTAGATAAGATGTAAGACTAGAAATCTGTATGTCGTTACTAGCACCGAGAATACCAGTATCGATTCTACCAGAAGAGGAGTATCTTTGTAATTCATTTAGTGTCCTCCTAAAATCAGGATAATATTTTTGGACTACAGCAGCAACAACTTTCTCTTCATACTTTACTTTTTCAGTGTCAAGTATATTCTTGATACGAGTGAAGAATGCTCTTGCAATCTGTGGTTTTTCTTGTGATGGTGTATTGAAATCAATAACCGAGCACCTAGAGTGTAGAGGTGCAATGATTTTATTTTTATAATTACATGTTAAAATAAATCTACAATTCTTTTGAAACTCTTCTACTAAAGCACGAAGCAATAACTGCACATCAGGTGTAGTATTGTCTGCCTCATCTATAAGAATTACTTTATGTCTTGCTTTTGATGTGAGGGATACCGTAGATGCATACACCTTACAAGTATTACGGACTGTCTCTAAGAATCTACCCTCATCTGACCCATTAATAACTAGAATATCTGTCTCTAATTGATTGCATAACGCTTTGGCTACAGTTGTCTTACCAACTCCTGCACCTCCACTCAAAAGTAGGTTAGGAATCTCTCCTTGTTTAAGGAATCCTTCAAATACTTTCTTAGTTGAGTCAGGTAAAATACATTCTTCAATAGTCTTTGGGCGATATTGCTCTACCCAAAGGAATAATTTATCAGACATCGTAGTTTGAATTAATAATAATGCGGTTGTTGTGCTCACATGGGGAGTGTCCGTTATGGAGTGTGCTCCCATCAAATATCACAACACGATTTGCTTTTGGTGATACTTTTTCATCACCAATAATTGTGTCACCATCACTATCATTTACATAATAAACTGCAGTGTGATGCTCTCCATCCATATCTACGTGTGGAGTATGTGCACAAGCATCTGGAAGACAAAATGGATTATAAAGTGTCATATCCAGACGTGCTCTCAATACTCTTGGGGACTTAACAAAGTCTTTAACTTGAAATAAAAATGGCATCATTAATGACTGGAATGGACTCGGAGGAGTCTCACGCATTATGTCATAAAAATGATTAGAAAACCCATGTAATCCTAGTTGTTTAGATACATTCCCCTCAGTAGTAATATCAGGTGAATAAAACCACTGCATCTCACTACCTTCAACGAATTGTAGTATTTCGTAGTGGTAAGATGGAGTTAAGAAATCATCTATAACTTGCATTAAGGTTCTAAAGCAATGAAATAGTTAAGAGATGAATGTTGTAATGAATAAAAGTTTGCAATATTTCTTTTACTAATACAAACATGATAACTACTTTCAATCAATTTAAGATTCTCAACTTTAAAAGTGAAATTAAAGTTACGGTCATCCTCAGTAGTTGATGCAGGGTCAGTAAATATAACTTTCCTTAGAGGTAATGAGAATACATTAGATGTGTCATTCTTTTTATCTTTAACACAAATACTATACGCTTGATTAAAACCTTGCACACATAAATCCTCAACACCGTAGACTCTTGCTGCCTGCATTAGTGATGTGATATCTTTCTGAGGTAAATCAAATTCTATTGCTTTGTCAGGAAGGTTAGGGTCAAACTCAGGAATCTTTCCAATAATCTCAGGGTCACTGTAATAGTAAGTTGTCTTCGCTTTTGTACTCTCATCATAGATAACAACTTTTTTATCGTCAGGAAAATGAAGAGTAGGATTTTCAAACAATGAGAGTGCTCCTAGAAACAAAGGCAAATCATAGATTGCCATGTCTGTTGGTAAAAACTCTTTAATATCAGTGTAAGCAATGATATTTTTATTCACAGAGATAGTGTCAATGAATTGACCTCTCTTGATTAAAATAGATTTATTAATCTGTGAAAAGTTTTTCAGAAAATTAATCGTTTGTTTTGAAAGTTTTACTGTTTTTAACGATTCTAACTGTGCGTTGTTAGTTGCGGTTGCTGCTGTCATAATAATTAGTAATCTTGTGCTGCCCAATCTGCATCAGATTGTGCTGTTGCTCTTTTAGTGTGAAAGTGCATGAGTAATATTCCATAGTGTAGCACCTTTAGGAGGTCTTGTCTAGCACTTCCTTTCTTATCGTAACGTGAAGCATACTTTAGAATGTTACTTCTACAGAATGCCTCAGCATCACCACATGCTTCAATTAAATCAAGTGTTTGGATGCTATCATCACCTGATGAGTAGTGTAATCCATACGTCGAGGAGACATATCCTGTTAACTCCTCGATGAATTTTTCTTCTCTATACTTCATAATATCAGTCTGCTAAGATATTGTCAAGGTCTACTTCAGCATCTATCTTATCATACAATTCTAAGAATGATGCTTTTGTTTCGTCATCGAAACGATTAAGACATACTTTGATTGCCTTCAAACGATTCTTCCAGATACCAAATGCACGAATGATGTGGACTAGACGACGTGTAGATATGATTTCATCAACACCACCATCGTTGAATGTCTTACGAATCATGTCTGCCCATGCAACAAGATTCTTAGTAAACTCATCGTCACAGCAATTCAACTGTGTGCAATAGTTTGTAAGCATCTTTATTTCAGTTTTAGGTGAGGGGTATTCTTGCTCGAAGGTAACAGGGAATCTCTCAAGGAAGGCTTCGTTGAGCACGTTAGTTCCAATAAATCTTCCGTCGTCTGAACCTTT